TTTGGTGCAACACCTGAACAAATTGCAGCCGCAAAACAAGAAACGATTAATAGTGATTTTGAAGTATGGGAAAAGAACTGGGAAATAGTTATTATGTTTACAAGGCTTGCAACTCAGTGGAATGTCAGTATGAGTGGGATGACAGGATTAAATTATTCATCTCTCGAATACTTATGTAAACTGTATGAAGTTAAAGATCCTGTCGTTCTCTTTGAGGGGATTCAAGTCATGGAAATGGCAGCTTTGTCCTGTATGAATAAGAAGAAGTAATGGCTGGTTCTGCTACAACTGAATTAAGAGTTAAGGTTGGCGTTACTGGCGACAAGAACCTTACAAGACTTTCACGTTCATTATCTAATTTAGGAAGAGATACAGCTAAGGCAAATTTTAATTTCAAGCGTTTTACCGCTGTTCTGAAAGAAAAAGAACAAAGAGCAGTTAAAAGTGTTAATACAACAAGGCAGTTTTCAGCAGCATGGAGAGAGCTTGCTAATAGCGTCAGGATTGGAAGTAATGAATTTAAGATTGCCACTGCAGAGGCGGCAAGACTTGATGCTCAATTAGCTAAGACACAGGCGAGAAGAGGCGGTTTTGGCAATATGGCGAGGGGAATTGGTGCTGTTGCTGGTTCTGCTGTATTTGGTGGCCCTGAAGGTGCTATAGGTGCGACTCTAGGACTAATGGGAGGCCCAGGAGGGGCATTGGTTGGTGGTGCGATTGGCGCACAAGTAGGGATGGTTAGAAAGGCTGCTGGAGGGATAGCAGAAAATGTTGCTCAATTTAGAGGTTATCAAATCGCTTTAGCTGGTATTAGCGATAGTCAAGAGGATTTCAATAAAAGTATGAAAGGTATGACGGAAATTTCCAAGCAATTCTTAATACCTCAAAAAGATGCAATTAGACAATTTACAAGATTAAAAGCAAGTATTACAGGAGCAGGTTTTAGTACGGAAGAAACCATAAAAGTATTTAAAGGCATGTCGGCTGCGATCCTTGCAACAGGTGGCAGTACGCATGATCTAAATAGTGCCTTAGTTGCTGCTGCACAGGTATTCAGTAAAGGTAAGGTTTCAGCCGAGGAATTGAGACAACAAATCGGTGAAAGATTGCCTGGCGCGTTTACGATCTTTGCCGATGCTATGGGGATAACTACAAAAGAATTAGATAAAATGTTAGAACGTGGAGAAGTTGATTTAACGAATTTTGTTAAATTTTCTGAAAGCATTTTTGAAAGATATAGTCAAATCGCTGATCAATTAGCAGATTCTCCAGAAAAGGCAGGTCAACGATTGACATTGGCTTTAAGCATGGCTGAGATAAAATTCGGAGGATTCTTCCAAGTTGTAGGAGCTGGCTTCCAAGATTGGGCAACAGATTTAGTAAATTGGTCACTTGATAATGAGGAAAAACTAAAGAGAAATATTGCTGAGTTTGCTGTATGGGCAGAGGATGTTGTTTATATAATGAAAGAAGTAGCTAAGACAATATTTAATGTACTTAAACCAGTTTTTGAATGGATGGGTAGAACATTAAATGCTCTTACTGATCAGATCAAGGAAGACATATTAGAAGGTCAATATAAAGAAATGATGAGATCTCAACCTGGATATAACAAATGGAAAGATCGACCACTTTTAGATTTAAGAAAAGAGGCGTTGGGAAATGTTGATGCAAGAGGAATACCAGAAGGTTCAAAAAGATCTACAGAATTTAAAGCTGAATATCGTAAGTTATTGATGGATAGATTAGGAATAGCAGAAAATGAGGCTGCTGAAATTGCAGTTCTTTATGAAGATAGAGTTAATAAAAAACTTGAAGAGTTATTTAGTTTACCTAATCTTCAATTCGGTACTGCAAAGGGAGATGGCAGTAAAAATAAAGGTGGTGGCAGCGAAGACGGTAAGACAGCTTTTGATGGCTTAAAAGAAGGAATCAAATCATTTGGTTCTACAGCTCAAGATGTGTACACCCAAATAAAAACAGCAACAGAAAACGCATTTAAGAAAATGGAAGATGCGTTGGTTAATTTCGTAATGACAGGAAAAATGAACTTTAAAGATTTTGCTCGTTCTGTGATTGCTGATTTAACAAGAATTGCTGTTAGGCAAGCAATGCTGAACACTATGTCTGGTATTCCTTTCCTTAAGAATTTGCTTCCAAGCGCAAAAGGAAATGTTTTTGCTCAAAACGGAATTGTACCTTTTGCAAAAGGAGGTATCGTCAATTCTCCTTATATCTTCCCCTTCAAGAATGGAACGGGCATCATGGGTGAGGCAGGGCCAGAAGCAATTATGCCCCTTCGTAGAGGCACAGGTGGTCGTTTAGGTGTTGAAGCTTCTGGTGCAGGTGTTGGCAATATTGTGGTCAACGTAGATGCTTCTGGCTCTTCCGTTGAAGGTGATTCAGGGCAAGCAGAAGAATTAGGATCTATCTTAGGAGCAGCAATTCAAGCTGAAATTGTGAATCAGCAACGACCTGGAGGACTTCTAGCATAATGGCAACTTTTCCTTCGATTGATCCAGTCTACGGGTTTCAAAAAAGATCAAAACCTGTTCAACGCACAGTTCGTTTTGCTGATGGGTATGAACATCGAATTCTATTCGGCTTGGATGCACATACGAATCCAAAAGTTTATTCTTTAAAATTTGACGTTACTGAAACAGATTCAGACACCATAGAAACATTTTTAGATGCAAGAGCTTTAGATCAAGCAAGTTTTGATTGGACTCCTCATGGTGAAAGTTCATCTTCTAAATACGTTTGCGATTCATGGAATAAATCAATTCCATATTTAGATAGAGCGATTATTACAGCAACATTTAGGGAAGTATTTGAGCCATGAGTCTAGATCCAATTATTAGTGATCTACAGAAGACCAATCCTTCTGCAATTATTGAATTATTTGAACTTGAATTAGATTCAACATTGCATGGTAGTCAAACAACCATGACATATAGATTTCATGCAGGTAGTAATTTAGATTTGAATGGAAAAGTTGTTTGGCAAAGTAATGAGTATTTACGTTATCCAATAGAAGCAAGTGGATTCGCTTTTCAAAAAGGGCAACTTCCTAGACCACAAATAACAATTAGTAATGCTTTGTCTTTGATTAGTGCTGTAATGTTAGAGGTTAATTTAATAACAGCAGGTAATGATTTAACAGGTGCAAAAGTAACAAGAATTAGAACATTAGCTAAGTTCTTAGATGAAACTAACTTTGCATCTAACGGTCTTTTTGTTCAAGAAAATTCAACAGATTATATTGCTTTAGAAGATAGTGATTTATTTGCACAAGAATCTGTTAGTCCTGGTACTGCTGCTAACAATGAATTTCCTAGAGAAATATATTATATAGATAGAAAAGTTACTGAGAATAGAAATGTTGTTACTTTTGAGCTTGCTAGTGTTAGTGATTTGGCAGGAATTAGATTACCTAAAAGACAATGCACAAGGGATATATTCCCTTCTATTGGTACATTTATTTAATGGCTTGGAAAGAAAAAGCATTAAAACATGCAAAAGAAGAAGAGCCGAAAGAATCTGTTGGCTTGTTATTAAATATTAAAGGTAAAAAAGTTTATTATCCTTGTCGTAATTTATCAACTTATTCTCATCAATGTTTTATTTTAGACCCAGAAGATTATGTTAAAGCAGATAGTTTAGGTCAAATCGTTAGCGTTATACATTCGCATCCAACAACGCCAGCCGTAGCAAGTGAAGCAGATAAAGTTAGTTGTGAAGCAGGTAGTTTGCCTTGGCATATTGTTAATCCAAAAACAGAACAATGGGGATATTACGAACCAACAGGATATAAGCCAGCGTTAAAGGGTAGACCGTGGTGTTGGGGTATTACTGATTGTTATACCTTAGTTAGAGATTGGTATCGAGAAGAGAAAGGAATTGAATTAATTGACTGGGAAAGACCTGTTACACCTGAAGAGTTTTTAGAAAAACCAGTATTTGAAGAAGCAGCAGAATTAGCAAATTTTCGTTTATTAAAACCAGATGAAAGATTAGAAAACGGGGATGTTTTATTAATGTCAATTATGGGTAAAGGTTTAAATCATGCTGCAATCTTTTTAAACGGGGAAGTTTTACATCATTTAGCAGATCGCTTAAGTTGTCAGGAACCTTATTCCGAATGGTTGCTAAAATGTACGGGAGGCAAGTATCGGTATGTTGAAAACAATTAAATTGTATGGTGATCTAAGAGAGATCACAGGGCATAGTGAATTAGATGCTCATGTAAATAGTGTTGGAGACTCTATAAGGTTTTTATTAATGAACTGGCCTCAATTAGAGGCACACATGAATACACGACATTATCAGGTTCTAACAGATGGAAATGATATAGGAGAAGAAGAAATTCATTATCCAGTAGCAGAAGAAATCAAGATTGTTCCTGTGATTGCTGGTGCTGGAGGAGGAACGGGAAAGCTACTTGCTGGTGCTGCTTTGATTGGTCTAGCTGTAGCTTCTGGGGGAACAAGTCTAGGACTAGGAGGCTTTACTGCTTGGGGTGGAGTCCCGTATGCAGCAGGAATGGGAGGTTCTGCATTATGGGCGGCAGCAGGAAATATCGGAATTGCTTTAGCACTATCTGGAGTATCAGGAATGTTATTTCCCACTCCAAAGCCAGAAAAGTTTGAAAACGATCAAGATCCACGGATTTCTTTCGACTTTGGTGGAACGCCAAACACATCTAGAGCAGGGACAACGCATCCAATCGTGTATGGAGAAATATTTACAGGCTCTACTGTTATTAGTATGAACTTAACGACTGATCAGGTGACAGCATGACGAAAGTAATACGAGGAGCAGGTGGTGGTAATAAACAGCAATCTCCACCTAAACCAACTCGTGCGCCTGACACCTTAAATAGTCGTCAGTTTGTAACTCTTCAGGACTTAATCAGTGAAGGGGAAATTGAAGGCTTTGCTACTGCATCGAAAGAAAACAGAACACAAGGAACAACTGCATATAATACTGCTGCGTTAAAAGATGTTTATTTAGATAACACTCCTATTCTTAATTCAAGTGCAGATTCTACAAATCCTCAAGCAACAGATTATAACTATCAAGATGTAACTTTTACTCCTCGTTTTGGTACGTCTGGTCAAACATATATACCAGGAATACAACAGTCGTCTAGTCCTGTTTCTGGTTTCCCTAGAGCCTGTACCGTTGCCAATGGTGGTGTTACTCAACAAATTACAACAACAACTGTTGATGCTGTTCGAGTTACAATTAACTTCCCTCAATTGCAAGAGGCAAAAGATAATGGTGATTTATTAGGAGGTAGTGTTCAATTAAAAATACAAATTCAATACAATTCAGGTGGTTATTCCGATGTGATTTCGGATACGATCACAGGTCGTACAGGTGATTCATATTCAAAAGATTACAGAGTTAATATTAGCGGTGCTTTTCCTGTTGATATAAAAGTTGTTCGTGTAACTGCTGATAGTACAAGTGCTTCATTGATAAATGCTTTTAACGTCTTGTCAATGCAAGAGTTGGTAGACGATCATCAAGCTTATGCAAATAGTGCTTATGCTGCCTTAACCCTTGATAGTAAAATAGTAAGCAATATTCCAAATAGAAAATATAGAATAAGAGGTGTCAAAATAAGGATTCCAGGTGCAGGAGCATCTGGTTCTGGCACTCCTACTGTTGATAGTGCTACAGGTAGGATTATTTATCCGACTGGTTATATATTTAATGGAACAATGGGTGCAGCGCAGTGGTGTTCATGCCCTGCGATGGTGTTACTTGATCTTCTTACAACGACTAGATACGGATTAGGCGATCATATTGCTGATAGTAATTTAGATTTATTTAGTTTTGTCGATGCTTCTAAATTTGCTAATACATTAGTTGATGATGGTTTTGGAAATACAGAAGCAAGATTTAGCTGCAATGTAAATATTTTATCGGCAAAAGAAGCGTTTAATTTAATTGAAGAATTATGTGGAGTGATGAGATGTATGCCTATTTGGAGTGCAGGAACAATAACAATTGCACAAGATAAACCTACTGATGCAAGTTTTTTATTCAGTCTTGCAAATGTAACGGAAGAAGGCTTTGACTATTCTGGTTCATCATTAAAAACAAGACATTCTGTAGTAGCTGTTAGTTATTACAATATGGATTCAAGAGAAATAGATTATGAAATTGTAGAAGATAGCACTGCTAAAACTAAACTTGGCGTTGTTAAAAAAGATGTAAGGGCTTTTGCTTGCACGAGTCGTGGTCAAGCTCAAAGATTAGGGAAGGCAATACTTTTTGCTGAACAAAATGAGTCAGAAGTTATTTCTTTTACTACATCTGTTGATACAGGAGTATCAATTAGACCTGGAGCAGTTATAGATGTAAATGATCCAGTTCGTAGTGGTGCTAGACGATCAGGACGTATAAACACTGCAACTACAACTGCAATTACTGTTGATGATACACAAGGCTTGTCAACATTTGGTGGAGCAAATAAAAAATGTAGTGTTCAAATGCCTGATAATTCTGTCGAAACAAAAAATGTTTTAAGTGTTACAAGTGGCGTGATTAGTTTAGATTCTGCTTTATCTGAAGCACCTAATGTAAATGCAATATGGTTTTTATTTAGCGATACAATTGAAGCTCAAAAATTTAGAGTGATAACAGTAGAAGAAGCGAATGGGATTAATTATAAAATTACAGCTTTATCTTATAGACCAAATAAATACGCCAATATTGAAGAAGGCTTAGCCTTACCTGCAAGAAATGTATCAATATTAAACGCACCAGCAGAACCGCCAACTTCTGTTGATTTTGAAGAAAAGACTGTTACAAGGAATGGCGTTGCTATCTCAAGGTTATTTGTTACTTGGGTTCCTGTTAATGGAGTTAATCAATATTTAGTTCAATATAGATTTGAAAATGGAAACTATGAAAGTCAGATTGTTTTTAGACCTGATATTCATATTGATAATAGTGAAGCTGGAGCGTATGAATTTCAGATATTTTCTTTTAACGCATTATTAGAAACTTCTCCTACCTCTTTAGATGCAACCTTTAATGCAAGTGGTAAAACAGCTTTACCAGCCGATATTGCAAATTTAACAGCAGAGCCTATTGGAGATCATTTAATGAGGTTGAGGTGGGATAAATCAACCGATGCTGACGTTTTGCATGGAGGACGTGTTTATGTCAGGCACTCCAATAGGACGGATGGATCTGGCACGTTTGCAGGTTCAGTTGATCTTGTAAATGCACTCGCAGGAAACACATCTGAAGCTGTTGTACCTGCTTTAGAAGGTGAGTACATTTTAAAATTCCAAGATGATGGATTACGTTTTTCAGCAGGGGAAACAAGCATTATTATTGATCTTCCAGATGTAGGACAAGAATTAGCAGTTTTAACAAAACGGGAAGACTTATTAGGGACACCGTTTAGCGGAAGTAAAACAAATGTCAGTTATTCAAGTGGTGCGTTACAGCTAACAGATCCATCAGCAAACCTGACAGGAACTTATGAATTTGCGGATACTTTAGATTTAGGTGGTGTCTTTACACTGACCTTAAGAAGACATATTCAAAGTCTTGGTGTTCTGGTTGGTAATAACATTGATTCTTGGGCTGATTTTGATAGTGTTGCAAATTTCGATGGTGATCCAGCTAACGATACTGATTGCCAAGTCTTTGTAAAAACAAGTACAGATGCTTCTAGTTATGGTTCGTTTAATGTTTTTGCTAATGGAGAATTTAAAGCAAGAGCATTTCAATTTAAGGCAAATTTATCTTCAACAAACACAAACCAAAATATTAACGTACAGCAATTAGGATATACAGCAATTCTTCCATCTAGGACAGAGCAAAGTACAACAACCATTGCATCAGGAACAACTGCGGGAGGAAAAGCAATTACATTTGCAAAACCGTTCTTTGTTGGGACTGCTTCTCTTGGTGGTGCTAATTCTTATTTGCCTTCAATTGGTATTACTGCACAAAACATGGCTAATGGTGATTATTTTACAATTACAAGTGTTTCAGGTACAGGTTTTACAGTTAAGTTTATGAATGGCTCATCTTCGACTGCTCTTGATAAAAACTTTACTTATCAGGCTGTAGGATTCGGCAAAGGGGTATAGAATGAATCAAAACGTAAAAGCCTAGTGTCACAGGTCACGAATTTTACAGTTGATAACGCCGCAGGTAATGTTGTTCGTGCCGACATTAATAGTATTCTTGATGCGATAAAAACAAATAATAGCGGCGGATCAGATCCTAGTAACCCTGTAAAGTTCATGCTTTACGGAAAATCTAGTGATGACAAATTAAAAGTTTATGACGGGTCAAATTTTAGAGAGATAGGAGATGTAGGAGAAGATAATTTAGGTTTATTGCTTAGATCAGGTGGCACGATGACTGGTGTCATCTTGGCTGATGATGCGTCAGGAGCGAGTACACCAGCAATAGCTTTTGATGGAGATGCTGATACAGGACTGTTTAGAAAATCAGCAAACACGATTGGATTATCAACTGCTGGAACGGAAAGAGCAATTATTGATAGTAATGGCGTAACGATCCAAGCTCAAGGAGATATAAGACTCGCAGATTCGGATAGTAGTCATTATGTAGCGTTGCAAGCTGCCTCTACTGTTAGTTCAAACCTTACTTTGACGCTGCCATCGGCTGATGGTTCAAATGGGCAATTTTTGCAAACGAATGGATCGGGTGCGCTTTCATTCTCAACTGTTCAAGGTGTCCCATCTGGTGCGGTCTTTTGTATAGCAGTTGCGACTGTTCCCTCTGATTATTTGGAATGTAATGGTGCTGCTGTTAGTCGTACAACTTATGCAGCTTTGTTTGCTGTTATTGGTGATGCTTACGGCGCAGGGAACGGAAGTTCAACTTTTAATCTGCCAGATTTAAGAGGTGAATTTATAAGAGGTTTTGATAATGGTAAAGGCACTGACTCTGGACGATCAATTGCTACCTCTCAAGGAGATCAAAACGAATCACACGACCACGCTTCTGGGAGTTTAAGTGTTCATACTAAATCTCTAACTGGATCGGCTACTAAAATATCAGAGACATTTCAAAATGGAGCAACTTCAGGGATACTTAGTCGAGGGTCTAATACTCAAGGTAGTCTGACTCCAGAACATGCTGACACAAGTGCGACAGGAACTTTAAATATAGATGCTAGTCACAATCACACTTTTACAGGAAGTACAGGATTGAGAGGAGGAAGCGAAAGTAGACCAAGAAACATTGCCATGATGTACGTCATCAAAACGTAAATGGCAAACCGCAAAATTTCAGAGTTTACAGCCTTAACGGCTCCAGCGTCAGGGGATACCTTTGCGATTCTTGATGTAGATGCTAGTGGCGTAGAAGTCAATAAAAAGATTACCTTTGCGAATGTTTTAGGTAAAGCTCCAGATGGTAGTGCTGCTGCTCCAGCGTTTAGTTTTAACTCAGATACAAATTCAGGAATTAGTGGAGGTTCAGATACTTTTGTTATAAGCACAGGTGGTACTGCTGCGATCTCTGTTGATAGCTCCCAGAATGTGACGTTGAGTGCAAATTTAACTGTCAGTGGAACGACTACAACGATTGATACGACTACGCTGACTGTTAAAGATAAAAATATTGAAATTGCAAAAGGTAATGGTAATGATGCTGCTGTTGATGGTGCAGGAATAACAATTGATTCAAGTGATGGTGATAAAACTTGGAACTGGGTTGATTCAACAGATGCTTGGACAAGTTCAGAGCATATTCATCTAGGAGATAGTAAGAAGTTATTAATCGGGACTGGGTCAGATCTACAAATATATCATGATGGAACAGACTCTTTTATTGATAATGATACAGGTAACTTAAACTTAGTATGTGATTCTGCGCAAGCTATAAATCTAAGGCATGGTGCTGAGAACATGCTTAGAGCTATCACAGACGGAGCCGTAGAACTTTATTGCGACAACGCACTGAAAATTGCAACAAATTCTGGCGGAGCCAGTGTAACAGGTGGTTTAAACGTAAGTGGTAATCTTCACTGTACGGCAGACAATGGGAAGCTGATAGCTGGAGCAGGAGATGATTTACAACTCTTCCATGACGGGACGGACTCAACCATTGATAGTAATACAGGAGCATTATATATAAAGAGTAATACTTCTACTCAGTTACTTGTTAATAACACTGAAAGTGCAATTACTGCCACCGCTAACGGAGCTGTAGAACTCTATTACGACAATTCAAAGAAGCTTGAGACAACGAGTTACGGAAACGCTAGTAATGGACAGGTAAGAGTTACTTCTTCTAACGCTACAACACCTGCCTTTTCTGTTGGAGATGCAGGTACTGGATTCTATAATTCAGGTTCAAATGCTATTGGATATTCTGCTAATGGTACACAGAAATGGAATATAAATAGTGCAGGTGATTTAAGATTCGTAGATAGTGTAAAGGCTAATTTCGGAACTGGTGATGACCTACAAATCTACCATGATGGAACAGATTCATTTGTTCATGGGACTACAGGAACACGTTATTTAAAAATACGTGCTCAAGAAACCAGAATGGTTAATGAAGCTAATAGTGAAATTGTTGCAAGATTTATAGAAGACGGAGCCGTAGAACTTTATTACAATAACGCTAAGAAGCTTTCAACAACTGCCAATGGAGTTAAATTAGAAGGTTCAAATCTCTGGGCACCTGATAATGTCAAGATAAATATTGGACAAGGAGATGATCTACAAATCTATCATGATGGCTCAAATAGCTACCTTTATCAAAATGGCACAGGAGAATTAAGGGCTAACGCTGCTGCATTCCGTGTAATGGATCGCAATGGTGGTGAAACACAATTACTTGCATCAGAAAACGGAGATGTTCAGCTCTATTACGACGACACACTTAAGTTTTCCACCATGTCTAATGGGGTAAATTTACATCATGGAAACTTAAACAACTCAGGACATATCTATTTAGGTGATGGTTATAAAGCTCATTTTGGAACAGGTACAGATCTACAAATCTACCATGATGGATCTAATTCTTACTTCAACAATACGACTGGATTCTTAAATATAAAAACCACAAACGGCGGTGCTCATTATATAGATGCTGACGATCAGTACTTTAGAACTGCTGGTGGCGAGAATTTAGTAAAGATGATTGGTGACGGAGCCGTAGAACTCTATTACGACAACGCTAAACATTTTGAGACAACTTCAACAGGTGTGTCTTGGGGTACGACTAGGCTACGTTGTGATGACAATGGAATGATTGAATTTGGCACAGGTCAAGATCTACAAATCTATCATGATGGTGGTAATTCCATAATACAAAACACAACAGGAGTACTTGCTTTCTTATGTGCTGATATTCAACTTGCAAATGCTGCTGGTAATGAACAGTATATTCGTGCAGTAGAAAACGGAGCCGTAGAACTCTATTACGACAACAGTACCAAATGTCGTACAAATAGTGATGGCTTGGTAATTGAAGGGGATTGCTATCCTAATGCTGATAATAGGTCAGATCGTACTCTTGGTAGATCAGATCTAAGAT